ATGAGCCTTCTCTACCATTACACCAGCCAGCCCGGCCTGCTCGGTATCTTCGCTTCGAAGTCCATTTGGGCGACGAATACTCATTTCCTCAACGACCCTACGGAATTCGTTCACGCTTTAGCATCTGCGAAGTCCGTGGCTAATTATTTTTTCGAAAGTGATTATTTTGAAGCGTTCGGCGCAATGCTGTACGAGCACCTGGAGAGCGTAAAAGGCGAGGAAATTTACGTAGCTTCCTTCAGTGAAAAGCCCGACCTGTTAAGTCAATGGCGTGGGTACTGCCCAGGAGGAAGTGGGTACTGCTTGGGATTTGATCGGGATGCACTTGCCGCGTATTGCGAAAAATTTGGGATGCGTCTCGAAAAATGCCTTTATGGGCACGGCGAGCAGCAGAGTGAGGTTGCTTCGGTTATATCTGGCGCAATGGACTTTTTCCCGACGATTCCTATAACCGTTCAGGAATTTCACGCTCTGCCTTCTGAGCAGAAAGTCGAATGCATGTTCAAATTCAGGCAGTACCTGAGCGAGGAAGGGGAAGGTCAGGCAAAATCGGCGATCTCAGAAATTTGCGAAGCGCTTCTGGAAATGGCACCGCGATTTAAAAATGAAGGATTCCATGAAGAGGCAGAGTGGCGGATTATTGCTCAAAACCCTCCCCAAACTGTCCAGTTTCGTGTCGGGCCGTCATACGTTATCCCTCACATTTCGCTAGATATTTTGAAGGGCAATCTCCATGCCCTGCAAAAAGTGATTGTCGGGCCAAACCCCAACCAAAGCCGAGCCGTTAAAGCCATTGAGCTAATGGTAAAGGCCTCTGGATATCGGCCAGACATAGTCACTGCTTCGAATATTCCGTTCAACAACTGGTAGTTATTGCAATCCGCGTATCCTGAGCACGGTAGTGGTGGAGCAGTTGGCGTGCCGAGCGGTCGCGCGAATGCCTAAGCCGGCGCCTAGCAACTCGGTGACGCGCTTGTGCAGATCGGCATCCACCGGCCGCCCCTGGTACTTGCCGGCGGCCTTAGCTTTCTCAATGCCCTGGGCCTGCCGATCACGGCGCTGCTCGTAGTCCTTGCGTGCGATGGCGGCCATCATCTCCACCAGCATTGAGTTGATCGCCCCCAGCATCCGCCCGGTGAACTCGTCGCCCTTGGTGTCCTGCATTCCCTGATGGCTGGTCGGCAGGTCGAGCGCGACGATGCGCAGGCCCTTGGAGTCGATAGCGGCCTTGAGCTTTTGCCAGTCCTCAACCGGCAGGCGGGAGAGACGGTCTATCGACTCCACCAGCAGAACGTCACCCTTGCGCGCATCTTTCAGCAGGCGCATCAGCTCGGGCCGGTCGGCAGTGGCGCCGCTGGCGTTCTCAAGGTACACGCTGGCAATCACCTTGTTATGGTCGCTGGCGAACTGCTCGAGCGAGTCGCGGGCGCGGCCAGCGTCTTGCTCTTCGGTGGATGCTCGGAGGTATGCGCGGATGAACATGATTGGTGCCTGTATCAGTTAGAGTGTTCTACTAATACTGTTGCACTTTGGGTGTTACTTATCAAGCGAAAAGCCCGCAAAAGGCGAAATAAGGCTGTATCTGGATAGGCATACTCTAGTGATACCCGCCTGATGTCATTATGATCTCAAGCTTTTGCGTGGTGAAAACTCCGGATATGAAAAACCCTTATGCTGTTGGATTTTACTGCGCGCTGGTTGCTCTTCTCGTGTTGTCTACAGGCGTCTTTTTCGGAAATTTGAGCGTGGGCGGCGCTGATAAGGCGTTTAGCTTTATTGGCTCCTTCTCTTCGTTGGTACAGGCCATTGCAGCCATCGTTGTCGGCGGGATTGCATTCCACGGCCTAAGCGCTTGGCGGAACCAAATAATTTATGGAAAAGCTCTCGGGGTAATCTGGGATGCCCAAGTAGCTTTACGGCAAATTGAAGCTTCCGGCGGCGTCTATCTTGAACGAATAGACGCGCTCGATAGAGGTCGAAAGACGAAGAAGGAGATTACGGAAGAAATTGCCGGCACGGCGCTAGGTGACGCTTTTAGTAAATTTAAATATCAATGTATTTTGCTCGACAAGGTCGTGGTCAAGCGGGGTGCTGAGTGGCAGGATCATGCGTCCGATTTAGAAAGCTCGATCCATAATCTTGCGATTGAGATTAGTAAACCCCTACCTAACTCTACTTGGAGCCTTGCTAACATTGGGAAAAGGTCCGATGCGGAGGTTGAAAAGCACCTTTCGGATGCAGACGGATACATTGAAAGAATGAGTTCGCTACTCGACAGTCTTGCGGAAAAATACATGGTCTGATGCGATAGTTTGCCTTGCTATCAGAGCCGTCGATGATGGTGTGGTGAAAGCGCCACAGTGTGTAGCTTTCAAGACACTTTGTTGCGTTCGACACGGTGGCGGGTCAAAGCGAGCTTGGGCGAATATCCGTGCCGTTCTGCGTGCCAGAGATTCGGTACTTTTGAACCTCGCCCGCCGCCACCTCTGAGGCCGTCTCCTTGACTGGCTGGCCGATCTGCATCGCGCAAAGGCCGTTTCCCTCGTCGTCGCCAGCGACTCCGATGATGTGCCGGCCTGGCTTGACCTGAAATTTCACCACTTCGCCAGTGTTGATGCGAGCGACCTTTTTCCCGTCAATTAGCACGGTCGCCATACAGCCACCCGAAGCCCAAAACCCGTTATCCCGGCTTACCACCAACGTAGCACCACCTGGAGCGGCGGCCTGATAGGCGTAGACCCGATCGGCAGGCACACGCTTGGCCGAACCGGGCTCTACCGGTGTGCTTGAACAGCCGGCCATCAGGACCGCAGCGGCGGCGAGCAGAATCCTGTGCATATTTCTTCCTCGTGGGTTGATAGGTGACTTTATACCAGCCTGGCTACATCTGGTCTTCGGCGTAGATCGCGGCACTGATGATCGCGCCTCCTACCCGCCGCTTGCCGTAGCAGAGCGGCACCGGGTTGCCGGATGCCGTGGTGTTCTTGGCGCTGCCGAAAGCGTAGCCGGGGGTGTTTTCCGGCGCGGCGCTGGTCTTAAGGCCACCCGCTTGGGGGCTGAGCATTTGGATCACGCCACCGGCAGCAAGAGCAATCCCTGGGGCAAGCGTAGCGCCGTTGGTGAATGGGCTGGCCACGATCAACACGATGCCTATGATGGTCTGGAGTATGCCGGCGCGCTTGCTCCCGGTGATCACTGGACCACCCTTATTTCCCTGGCCCCGCCGAGAGTCAACTCGGATTCGCCCACGTTCTTTCTGTTGCGGAAAATTGCGAACTCCAGGCCGATAGACCTTGCTCGCGCGATGTCGCTCAGGAAGCCCGGGTGATTCAAGTCGATCGCCCTCATCGCCTCCCTGGTATCGCCGTGAGCGGACAGGGCATAGGTATGTCGACGGCCATATTTTTTGGCCAGTGAGCCACTGAGCAGAATGGTTGTGCGTGGTGAATATTCGATGGCAGTCATACCTGATCCTCAGCATAAATAGCCGCGCTGATGATGGCGCCGCCCCAGCGTCGGTGGCCGATGCAGAGAGGTACCGGCAAGCCCGATGCCACCGTATTTTTCGCACTACCAAAAGCATAGCCAGGCGTGTTCTCGGGCGCGGCGCTGGACTTCAAACCCTGGGCTTGAGGGCTCAGCATTTGAATTACGCCGCCGGCGGCCAAGGCGATACCCGGCGCAAGAGTTGCACCATTTGTGAAAGGGCTCATAACGATCAGTACGGCCCCTATGATCGTCTGCAAGATGCCTGCCCGCTTACTGCCTACGATCACAGGTGCGATGATGATGTCGCCCTGGCCTTGGTAGTTGAGCTCGCTCTCCCCGATGTTTTTCTTGCCTCGAAAAACGGCGAACACCAACCCACGCGACCTGGCATTTGAGATGAAGCGTTCCAAGCCGGGAATTTGCACGCACAGTGCTTTCAAGGCTTCCGCCGGTGTCCGCACGGCAAGGTCGTAGGACCGGCCGAACTGTCGGAGCTGGCCGTAGAGTTTGACGGTGGTCATAGGGGAGTTATCGAATGCTGTAGCGGCCATGGGGCCTCCTATGGATTGGTGGAAGGGGCAGGAAGCCCAAGGCGAATGGCGAGTACTGCGCGCGACATACGCGCCTGATCGATGGTCAATTGCTCCTGGCCCGGGTCGTAGTTCCACACCCGGTTGTAGATCGCCTCACTGGCCCGGGCGCCTCGGAATGTACCCCTCAGCAGGTCGGCCGAAACCCTGGCCTCTTCCTCGGTGAAGAAGGGGCCGTCGATTGTCACCTGTTGGCCACCGCTGACGTGCTGGACCTCCCACACTGTGTAGCCGGCGTCCGGCCCCTGGATCAGTTCGTAGGGTTTGAATTTCTGCGTTTTGCACGCCTCGGTAAAGCGCTCTTGAAACGTCATGTTTTCTTACTCAAAGAATCAGCCGGCTGATCGGCGCTACCAATACTTGCGCAGCGCACATATGGGCAGTTAGGCCGCTTAGGATTCATCAGGGGTCGCTTTTGCAGAGGTGCGAGTGGGCATTTTCGCCAGCCATTCGCGAAGCGCTTCGGAGCCCTCGCAGCCCGATCGCCATTTCTCAAATCGGCCTGTGTAACCATTCGAATTGGCAACCATGCCGCTCAGTGCAACACCGGCATTGGAGGCGGTGGCCAGCACGTCATCGTAGATCGCTAGCATCTGCTTGAGCCCTTCGATGTCTTCCGCGCGCGACGCGGCAATGCCTGCACGCGAAAGGCTGTCAGCCGCCTCTGGCGATAGTCCGGAGAGCATTGGGTTTGCCCTGAGCACGGCCTCTACGACGTCGGGGTGACTGCCTGTGCGCGCTTCCGCGACTAGTCGTTGGCGCTCTTCAGGCTTGAGGCCTCGCACGATGGATCGCAGCTCCTGATCAGCCAGGAAACCAACAACGTCCGAGCTAGCGCGGGGCGTGACCGCTGCAAATCCACTGGCCACTGTTTGGGCCAACGTGAGCATATCTTTTGCCGCCTTCTCCATCGCCGGCATCAGGGCGGGGATGATTCCATCAATCTGCTCCTTACCCTTGCGCTCAATGGCTGCGGCGTTGAGGTCCTTGTTCTCGCGAATCGAGAGGATTTCTTCTCCGAGATCCTTGAACGCCTCCAGCGACAATCCCTGCAAATGGCGAACGGACTTCAGCAAGCCGCCGGCCTGCCAGGTTCCTTTGGTGCCATCGGGGCGCTGAATATTGAAGGTTCTTGCCTCTACCTGGGAGTGCTCGTATTCGGAGTAGTGGAGGTTGGCCAAGCCAACTTTGAGGACGGATCGTTTGCCGATTTTCATTGGGTTACCTTTTGATTGTCTGGCCATTGTTCGGCCGGTTTTTGGTCTGAGGATTCGCTCAGGATTTGGAGTAGGGACACGTTTTCTCGGGCGCTACCGCCGGCTGCTGCTTCGTGCAACTCGTCCATAAGGGCGCTGATCTCTCGCACGTCACGATTGAACTGAGTGAGCCCGGATTGCTGGCGCAGCTTGGCCACCTGGCTACGGATGTTCATGGCGGGCCTCGATGATCAGTCGGTACTGTTCGGCGACGTGGTTTTTGATGTCTTGCCCGTCAGCCAATGGAGGGAAGATCCAGGCGCCAGCGCTTGGGAATGGCCGCATATCCATCACACCTACTGGAGCGGGACGGCGGAGGCTTTCAATTGCTCGGACGTGGAGAATGAACGCCTCTGCCAGATTGGCCGCGTCATAGCTGTTCATGGTGCACAGTGGGAAGTGCATGACCGCCTGTACGCCGAGCACGGGATAGTTGAAGGAGTGGCCCACTGTCTTGGGGTAGTCCATCTCCTCCTCAACCGCGTCAACCCTGCAGTCCACCACCGTCAACATAACGAGAACTGTTTCTTCGTCTTCGGCGCCGATCTTTTCTGCAATTCGCTTGAGCTCGGCCCGCATCCACTTAATGCTCATTGCCGCATTCCCTCCATCTGTTCGCGGAGTTCTTCGACGGCCTTCTGTAGCTCGGCAACTTCGATGACCCGGGCAACAGCGCCTAACCCTTCGATCAGTGCCTTGCCCTGATCGGGCGGTAGCTCGCCGGCGGCAACTGCGCGAAGGATTGATTTGGCTGCGCTGGGCAGGTCGGTATCGTCCAGGTCGAAGCACACCGTCTCGGCAGTTGGTTTGATCGGGGGCACTAGGCGCTCAAGGATCAGTCGGCAAGCCTGCATATCGCCCTTCTTGGCCGCTGTCAGAACCTTCTTTGTCACGGCGTCTGCACCTTCCGCGAGTCGGGCGCGCAGCTCCTGCGTTTGGCCAGAACGGCCACCTGGATTACCTGACTGCCCCGGCTTCCATTTGCCGGCTTTATCGCGATCAGTCATGCCGTGGGCGATTCCATAGCGATGACCGGTTTGTTTTCAGCGAGCGCTATCAGCAGGGCGGATGCTTGAACGCTCCCGTCGGCTGCGGCTTCGCGAAGGCGGCCCCAGGCGGCAGCAACTTCGGAGCGAGTTGGTTTGTGCTGGCGTCCTCGGGCGGGCTTAGCTGTGTTCATAGATGCGGCCTCGAATGGGGTTTTGAGTGGCTCAAAAACTCACATTAGGCATGATCTGATCATTTATCCAGTGCTTTTTAGGTGCACTCTATGTGATACACGTAACCGGATTAAATGGGACTGAAATAGTTGGTTTGCAGCGAATCGAGAAGGGGATTTTTGTTGCAGTAAGTCAGAGGTAGGCAAAGTGATACACAGCCGAGTTTTCGGCTCAGTTCGATCTCAGATTGAGGATGGAGCGGGGAGGGCTGACCTACCGTTTTGGGATGCCAGGTTTCCGCGCCACGTTTTGCGATATATGAAAACGTGGCGCGGATTTCATTTGTCCAGCTTTGGACGGATCTTCCACCGGCGGTGTAATACCCCTGATCGGTGGGATTTACGAACCACAGAGAAATCCTCGGCAGTTGGCAGCCGATGTGGGGTGAGAGAATCCCACTTGGCTCTGAATGGATTAAAGGTGAGCAAGGATCACATTTGAGTGAGGCTGTTGCTGTCGTCGCAACACCTGTTCCAGCCTGCTGTCAGGAGGAGTTAGCGCTAAGCAGACCAAACGGGCCGATTCGGCTCATCTGGTCTGTTTCATTGAAAGGGATTTGGCCCCAGTGGCGGAATGGGGGTCTGCACGTTATGCAAGTCTCTGATGAGTTCTTGCAGCTGTGTTGGATATTCCGCGCCTGGGCTCAGGTCGAAATATAGGCGAGTGTTCAGTTCTGTTGGCAGGGTGGCCGGTCGACTGGTCTGGCGAACTACTGGAATAAACTTGGAGGTCCCTACGTTTCTCATGAGTTCGCCGGTTACCATCGTGTGCTCGTAACCCACCCCGCCTTGCCTACCAATTGCCCTCTCCACATATGCTTCAGTGCAAATTACCAGCACGCGATCTGCTTCGCGGATTGACCTTTCCATGAAACCCGCCAGATCCTCGCCTCCTCGAACGTGCCATTGATCTAACGTCGCATCGATTCCGTTGGAGCGCAGCGTTCCTGCCAGCAGTGCAACCCACTGTCGGTGTTCCGGTGAGTCCCACGAGTAGGATATGAAAACTTTGGGAGGCCTAGGCTGAGGGGGTAGTAGGGGAAGATTTATAAGATTGGCTCTCATCAATACTTCAACGAGATCGACATCTTTTATCGCCCAATGGGTGCGGCAGTGCTCCAAGTTCCTAGTGTTGATGTCAAGGTCTTGGTAAAGAGTCCTTAATACGGCTTGTGGTATCGGAGTCACTGCTGGATCTATGGCGAGAGTGATTCGAAGCTCGTGTTGGAGCTGTTGTATTTCAGTAATGCGTCCTACCGTGGCAGGCTGATCGCGGAAGTCCTCATATGCAAATAAGGCAGGCATTTGTTTGAGCTGCTGAACCGTATCGGGGGAAAGAATCTCGAACCTGTTTCTCAGTATCTGAACTGTGTGCTCAAGGTATCTGCCCGTAGATAGTGACCATGTAGGGCTATCCCAGTCGTCTTCACCAGCCGTCATCAAAAGGTTGTACAT